AAGAATCTACAACCACTGTTAAGAATAGCACCATATAAACTATTTAGGTTAATCTTCTTAACCAGTTGTCTTTTATCCCAATATTCTTCTTCAATTTTATTACCAGCTTTGATAGCGTCTTTTAGTTTGGCTTGCATTTCCTTACGTTCACTATACCAACGCTTTAACAAGCCAGGAATAATGCCTTCTTTTTCGTAAGTAAAAATTGTACCATTTGCACTCAGCACCCAAGGCTGTTTACTTTCAAAAATTAATCTATAAACTTCGGCAGCACTTAGTACGTCGCTATCTCCGTTTTCCCAATCAATTGTAATTTCAGTGCCTACTTCTTGATTCATTACTGCGGTATATTCCAAAGCCGCAAACACACCTTCCCAACTACCAGCAAAACTTTTACCTTTGGCCATTAAGCCGTCGATATAGTTTTGTGTCATTGTTTGACGTAACTGCCCAACAATAGTTTCTGGTCCCATGTTAAGAGCACGAATTGCAGACGGATACAGTGAATTAATATCCAGTGAGCCGATCCAATCTTGCAAGCCTTCTTTTGGATGTGCAACATACGCACCAGCTGCCGCAGTATTTTCACGTTCAGCCATCTTAACACGATTGGGTACAACCATGCCTCTACGATGTGCTTCGTTGATAATGGCCTGTTCAGTAACAGCCACAGCACCCATAATTGTTTGTAACAATACTGTGTTTTCGTGTGCCAGTGTGTTAGCAAGATCCATAAACTTTAACTTCTTGTCCATTTTGTCCAACAATGCAGTATCCTGTCTGTTGTATTCAATGAACTTGCGGAAGTCATGATTATAAAGTTGATCCAAAGTCCCTTCATATGGAACTTTATTTTCACCAACTTCAATTTCACCAATAGCATCTAGTCTATATGTGTGACGTTCTTCATATGTGTATTTGCGATACAATTCTAAACTGTCCAAGTGTACACGACCGATGAGATCATAAGTTACAGCACTTTTTCCAAACTTCTCATACTCTCTGCGTTTTGGGAATTGATTAAACAAACAAAAACGTCTAGTGTCTTCTTTGCTTAGAGTTTTGGTCACACGATTAACGGTGTACGGGATATCAAATCCCTCGCTGTTCCAACCACTTAAAATGTCTGCGTCTTGAATAATATCCAAGAACGTGTCTAACATTTCTGCTTCTGTTTCAAACAGCATAGTGTCTGGAATGTCTTTGATTGATTCTTTAGCCTGCTCCATTGTCATTGTCTTTGGAGGCACTGCTAAACAAACCATTGTATCTAACCATTGTAGGTGAACAGCAATCGCAGTAATTGGCATAAACGCATCATCTGGACTTGCGTAGCCTCTTTCTGGATCAAAGTCCACCTCAATGTCGAACCATGCTACGTGTAGCTTTGGTGGTTCGGCATTGATATAATTCTCACTCAAACATACAAATACTTGGTTAATATCTGCTTCGTATAGTTTCTTGTTGGAGTGGATTGCCATTTCCTTGCGGAAATCTTTTTGTGTTTTACAAACAACTTTGCTAACTGGAGTACCGTGTATACTTTGGTGTTTTCCTCTTGCATCATCGTAGTAAAATGAGTAACGGGCCGGAATATCTTTAAATTCCCTCTTGCCGTCTTTATTGCGTTCGACAACTTTGACAACGTCATTGTCTCTGTCGAACCATGCGTCTATATAGCTCATATCTCTCCTTATGTCATTTGCGGCTGACAAACACCTATGTTGCGGTTTATGGCCCGCCGACCTTTCCTAGCAATATTTATTAGATACGCTTAGTGATATCAAGAATTGCTTCAATCTCTGCCCAATCTTCATTGTGCGCTGACCAATCGCCTTTGTGTGCAATTTTAATAGCACGATTAATAACGCTGGGTTTTACATTGAGTTCTTCTGCAACTGCCTTAACTGTTTCTTTCAAGCCTTCTGATAAATCTTCAATTTCGCGAAGTACTGTTGACCCTTCACTAATCAATCTTTCCAATTTTGCCTTTTCTTCTGCACCGTAATTACGACCTGACATATTGATTCTCCTTTACATAGCCTATTATATATTAATTATCATCCTGTGTCAACACCTAAGAAATTTTAAAGACAAAAATGGCAGAATAAATCTGCCATTAATGCTTATACTTGATTACTTCTTAGCTTTCAATAGTGCGTTTTTAACATCACTATATTGTGACATTAATCCTACAATTTCGTCGTCCGTGCTATCTCCGTATGATCGAGCTAGTGCGTCTAGTTCTTTCATTTCTTCATCGCTTAGTGCGCCAGTTGATGGAGTTGGTTGTGGAGTTGGTTGTGGAGTTGGACGTGGACCTCCGCCACCTCCGCCACCACCACCTGGTACCGGAGTAGCGGTTGGAGTTGGTGGAACTTCTGGAGTTTCTGGACTGCCGCTTAATGCGTATCCTGTTGCTGCTCCAGCTGCTGTTGCGGCAAGTGCTGTTGGGACTGGATTATTTTTTACAACCTTAGCTGCTTGATAAGCACCACGTTGAGCAGCTGGCATTGTTGCCAATTGCTTTGCAAATTTCTTTGAACCTTGACCAGTCATTTGTGCAGCACCAGTTGATGTTAGTTTACCAGTTGCAACTGGTGCACCTGATAAACCTGTCTTGGCAGCTTGGTAAATACCTTTACCAGCATTCCATGCACCTTTAACTAAGTCTAATGGACCTTCGTCAACTCTTGATTCAATTGCTTCTAAACGATCACGTAAAGCCGCATACTTTTCTGCTTCGCTCATATTTTCCTTTTTAGGACGAGCATTAGCAGTAATTGAATCTGCTGATAAAGGACCAGAACCAGAAGCTTGGTTTTGTGCTGTTCTTAATGTTGCTGCATTGGTTGCTGCCGGTGCACCACCTGCAGCCGCAGTAGCAACTGGTTTTCCAGTTGCTTTTGCCAATAGCTCTTTAAATCTTTGAAGACTCTTTCCAACAACTTCTCCTGAATCACCAGCTGCTGTTGTTAAATCTTGAGTTGACGGTCCGCTAGCAGCCGGAGTTGGAGTTGCTGTTTGACCTGGAGCTGTTGCAGTCTTGTTCATTGAGTTTTTTAACTCTGAATATTGTTGTGCAATGGCTAACATTTCGGGGTCTTCAGTTGAGCCAAATCCTTGAACAATTTTATCTAATTCTGCCATTAATGGCTTTGCTTCTTCAACACCTTCTACTAACTGATACCCAAAACTTTCAGCTAACTGGCGAGCAATTGCTCCTTTGAAGTTTAAAGATTCAGAAGTTGCTGCCGCGTTTGGTGTGCTGATTGCTGCCTTAATTTTAGTAATTAATTCTTTAGCTTTTGCAATAGTTTTCTTGTGTTCTGCATCACCAGTAGCTTGTTGAGTATTAACGCTAGTTCCCTTATCAAAATTGCCAAGGCCCTTAATACCAAATAACCCACCTTTTTCTTGTGAGCCATAAGCAGATCCAGTAGCACCTTGTGCCGCTATTGCCGCTGCCAAATCTGGAGCATAACGTTTGATCCAGTCACTTGGCATAACTTTAATTTCAGGTTGGCCACCCCCCATACGTGCATTAGTTTGATCCATGTATTTGACCTTGCCATCCTTTGGGTCAATAAATGCAGGCATATCTGCTGTGGGCTTTTTACCCATTTCTGTGTATTTCGCAATAACTGCTGTTGGATCTTCAGCTTCTGAAAGCTGATCCATTTTGTTGATAAGTGCTCGTAAGTCCATGATAGTTTCCTTAAATTCTGTTTATTTAGTTAGTGCTTGTCTAGCTGCCGCCCCGGCAACTGGAAGGGCCGCTGTAACTGCTGATGCTATTTTGCCGCCAGGACCAGGAGTTGCTGCTTGTTGAGGTAATGCAGCGCCATCAGGACCAAAACCATATTTTGCTGCTACTGTGGGATTCTTAGCAATTGCTGCTTTAGTTAATGGGCCAATTATGCCATCAGCATCAACGCCTAATTCTTTTTGCATTTGCTTAACTCCCAAATTTCCTTGAGGTTTGGCTGCGGCAGTTGCTGGAGCTTTTGGATTAGGAGTCATTGCGCCTGGAGCCGGAGTTGCCGTTTGACCAGGAGCTGCTGCCTTTTTATCTTTAGCTGCCGCTGCTAATTGTTCTTCTTCGCTTGGAAGGAAACTACCAGTACGTGCTTTATCTCTACCTAGCTGTGCTGCGGTCAATCCCATTGCTGCCGCTGTGCCAACAACTGGAACAAAACTTGCTAAACCAGCACCGGCTGATAGTGCAGCACCAGTGTAATCACCTTTCTTAATTCTATCGTAAGCATCAACACCGCCAGCTATTGCGCCTAATCCTGGTAAAAATCTACCTGCCAACTTACCTGCTCCCGCTAACATGCCTGGTGCTGGTGCTGGAACCGTTGCTGCTTCTTTCAATTGAACAGCGTCAATTGGATGGCCCATGATAATTTTTGTATTATCATATTGAACATAAGCACGACCTTCTCTAAGTTTAACAACTTTACCAAACACTGCTTTCTTTAGTACGTTGCTGTATACTTTAACTGGTGCACCAACTTCTACACTACCATAACTTTCTGCTATGCTTTCTTTCTTGGCTGTCTTGGCAGCATCTTTCCATGCTTGTGCTGTAGGTGCTTTTGGATGACTAGCATCTCTACTAGTACCCGCCTTCTTGCGTTTGTTTACGTTATAGTAAAGACCTTTTTTGGCTGCTTCTGAAACATCTTTTTCTTTCTTAGATAAAGTTTCTGTTTCGCGACGTGCTTTGTCACTTAGGTTAGTAACTTTGCCACGACCATCTTTATTAGCAGTGGACTTTTTCCACTCGCCTTCATCTTTCCAGCTTGTGACTTTACCATCTTTATCTTTTACTTCAGTACGTAACTCAGCTAGTTCCAATGCTTTGGCTTTGTGCTTAACATCGCCTTGCTTGTCAGCTTTCTTTTTATCTTTGTGTGCGCCAGCGCCGCTTGTTGTTGCGTTTTTAGCTACAAAGTTGCGTGGCTTAGGGGCTTCAGCTTTAACAGTTTTGCCCTCATCCATACGAGTCAAAACACGATTGACAATCTTTTTAACTTCTATCTTTTTCTGCTCCTGCTGTTCTTGTAGTGCACCTAGCATTTCATTATTGACTACTTTTAAATATTCATTAATGTTACTTTTGAACTTAGGAGCAGTTTGTTGAGGTTTAGAGTACTGTTGCATGACCATTTGTTGAGCCATGTTAGTACCTTCAGTGATTATTGTTTTTTCTTTAGTTCCACTGTTATCAACAATGGATAGGAGTTTCTTCATGTCCATGGTATTATTTCTTTGCCATTATGTCTTTTTTAACTTTGCCAGCAATCTTGTTAGCAACTTCAGTTGAATAACCAGATTTTTTAGCACTAGCAACTACACCTTTGAAACCTTTGTTCCCACCAGTATTAGGCTTGCCTACATCACCAGTTCCTTTTTTAGCTTCCATGTATGTACCACATTCTTTTAAACCGTGTACTGGACATGCTTTACCTTTAGGTGTATGATTACATTTGCCTTCACCAAGTGCCGCACTGGCATTTGCTTTCTTTAAATCTGCGCCAGTGGCTCTCATGCCTGGTACTGTAGTTGTTGCTGTTGCTGGGATGGCAGATTTAGCAGCAGCACTAAGTTTATTACCTATTTGTCCTATGCTTTCTTTTGTTTTAGAACCAGATCTGCTGGCTAAAAATTCTTCATCTTCAGCATCCTGTTTGTTTCGACGGCGGAGATTAACTTTGTCTTGTGCATGGCTTTTTGCCCATTCATCTTCTTCAGCATCACGTTTGGCTTGTCGTTCTTTGGCAAATTTTTCTTCTGCAGATTCTTTAAAGTTATCTGACTTAGCTTTAGCAATAGCTTTTTTCTTAGGAACACCGCCAGCGGTCATTCTAGCTACTTGCACATCATCAAAGTCTTTTTTACCGTCGCCTGTACGATCTACTTTTTTAGCTTCGTCTAATTCTTCACCTGAACCGCTGTCTTTAACACGGATACTAGCCACTGTCCATCCGCCACTACGTGCATCACGTGCGGCACGTTGACGAACTTCTTCTTGAGCTTCGCCTTCGTCAGCAGTAATAGTCATACCTTTAGTCTTGCCGTCTTTTTCTAACTTAACAAAGTATTGCTTCTTTTCAGATTTTTCAACTTTGCCCTTCTTTTTATCTGTTGCACGGACGCCACTTGCTTCATCAACCTTTTCATCTTTCTTCTTGATTTTTTCAGCTTGTGCTTTCTTAAGGTCTTTGATCTTTTCTTTAGCTTCCATTAACTTGCCTCTTAAGACACGTTTTTGGCTTTCTGAATAAACATCGCTGTCATCGATAGCTTGGCCGTATTCGCTAAACTTCATTTCGTATTCCATATAGTGGTATACGCTAGCGACATAATCAGCTGCTTTTGTGATCTTAGCCTGTACCCAACCTTCTAGTTGTGTATTAGCTTCCATCATTTTAAATAGTTTTAAACTGTAATTTGCTAACTTGTATAGGTCAGCTTTGGCCATAGCACCTTCACGGTCTCTTTCGCCGCCTGGTAAGCCATTCATATCATCTTGTGGTTGCATATCGATGTGCATAGTAAACTCCGTTATCGTTGTATTTAGCGTTTTACGGGCTTGCCGCCGAAAATACTGCCCTTCATATCAAGTGCATTTTTCGCTGTTCCGTCTTTGTTTTTCGCTTGTTTTGCTTTAGGAGGTCGTGGCTTACCACCCTTTCCGTACCTGTTTCGCGTCTTCTTATTGCCAATTGCCAAGTGTGGGCTAACAACCGTAGCAATACTGCCGGCACTAGTAGAACCGGCAGTTGCTTCTTCTTGTAATATTTCCCACAACCTCATATTAGCTTTCTAAAATTTCCAAGCAATGATTCCAATGTGAAATACGGTCATCAAGACCAATAGTTCCACCATTAATACGTTTGCTCAGTGCTACTACATCGCCAGTATCACAAATTGCGTTTAAATTGTTTTTCTTCCAGAACCAGCAAGCACTTAGTACTGCATATTCTGGTGTTCGTAAAAGATCTGGATCTTCTACAAGTGTGTCATCACCAAAAAGATCTTTACTACATTGTGTGTAGTTACTCTTACCAGTCAATTGAAGTAATCCTCGACCACGATATTTCCAGCCTTCTCCGCTAGATTCATCGCCATTGCCCATACGACTTGAGTATACACGATTAGCAATCATCTCTGGTTTGCGTTCGTATTGTGTTGCAATATCGTCTGTTGGAAAATATTTGCCAAATGTACCACGTAAGCCCTTGGCTCCGTAGTTTAAGTTTTCTTGTAGTAGATTAAAATCACCACTTTCGTGTTGACATTGCGAAATAAATCCAGCGACTCTTGCTGGAGTATTAATCTCAAACTGTGGTAAATGCTCTGCAAGTGCTTTGAACCATGATTCAGGATCTTTATTTTTGCTAATACAAGCGGCTACCTTTTCTAGTGTAAAATCAAAATCAAAACTCATTTTATTTCTCCATTGTAGTGTATTTATTGGTTTATTAATCTATTGGTTTTTCACCAGTTAGATATGGTCTTGAAAACCACAATTTAAACCACTCGGGCGTACCCGGTTTTATATCATGCTTCTTCATAAGGGCTCCTTTACTGTCACCTGTTGCACTGATATTACTTCCTTGCATACCTCTGTATTCTTGTAGTTTGGCTTGCCCGCCTAAACCTCCGCCAATACCTGCAAGTGCTTTTAGTTCATGAATAGGATCATTAGGATCAAGATAGCAGTCATCGTTACTATCTGTGTTTAAATCCTGTGTAGTGATTCTATACTGTTTCATAATTATTTTTTTGGCTCCCAGTATTTTCCATTACCAAATGCTTTATCTGCAAGATCTTTTTGGAATCCCCATGTGCGTCCACTCTTATTGTATTTTATTTTTGCCCACTTGCCGCTCTTAGTTTTTTTAACACCGTAGCTGGCTGCTTCGTCTTCCTTACCATCTGGCACATTGTAAAAGTACATGCCAGTCATTACGGGTCTAGCATCTTGTTGGCGTTGCCATTCATCTTCGTGACCTAACTCATGTTCCATTTCACGACGTTTGAAATCACGTTTTTCATAGTCCATTTGACCTTGTTGATATCGATCATAATCGCTTGGACTCATTAAGTCTGGGTTACGGGAATTTTCTGCTGCCATTTTGTCTTTCTTTACTCTTACTTTGGGTTTTGCAAAGTCTTGCATACGCTGTAATGCAGTTTGCATTAGTTGTTTGACTTTTTCATCGTCAATTTCTGGATTCATTGCATCACGCCATACTTGAAACTTTTCCTCATCGCTCATGTTGGGATCTAACAATGCTTGACGCATGGGTGTAGCACGTGGACCTTCCTCTTCTCTGCTTGGATCATTAGTTTCTTGACGTGCAATTACTTTTAAATCATCTAAACCAAACTGTTTATACGGTTCAACTCCAGACTTATCTGGACGTACTAAGTATTGGAACGCATTGACTTGGTCAGCACCAACAACTACAGTAACATTACCATAGCCCATAGTAGCTAACTTTTTAAGTACTCTATTCAAATCAGGCATTTCATCAGTTGCTGTGTTGAACACTTTGGGATTATTTGGAAATACTTGATTGTAAATTCCTAATTTCTCATCAGGACTTAACGGATCATCTTTGCCCATTGTTTTGCTGATTACAAAATATGGATCAGCACCATCATCTTTTGCCTGTGTTAAAACACTACTGGCCAGCATCATGTGACCTTTGTGTCCCATGCCACGGCCCCAGCCTACAACTGCGCTTTTACTTTCGCCAGTACGGTCTAAATTTTCTATTAATAGTTCACGTAATCTCATTAGTTTTTCCTTGGAGCCCAGTTAGCTTGGTCAATTGCCTTAACAAACTGTCCTGGAACATCACGTTTAAATTCTCCGCCTGGATGGGCCTGAACATAACCTTCAGGTTTAGTTTGCTTAATGCCGCTATGTGTGCCTGCACCTAATGCAGTAATTAAATTCATCTTAGCAGCAGTTATCATCTCCACAGTGGTTAGAACTGCATCTAATCCTGGATCAGATAAAACTTTTTGTGCCATAGCTGCCGACATCTTTTTAGCTGCTACTTGATTCTTAATCCAAGACTGAAATTTATTTTTAACTCCAGCTACACGTAAATTTTGATTAAAGAATGTATATAATATATCACCCACTTTGCTTAGTCCTGGCTTGGGTGCTAAAAAGGCATCAATAGCATCTGCATTTGCATCAATGTATTGCTCAATTTGATCTAACTCGCTATCATCAACATCTGGAGCTTCTTCAACATAAGTTGTGCCTTGCACAATAACGTCTGGTGTACTTAATTCTTCTGCGTTGGGATAACGTGTTTCATCGCTAGTTCCCATTGTTTCGTAATAGCCAGTTGCTGCCACCATAACTTTTGCAGTTCTAATTCTTTTACCCAAGTCACTATCTGCTGGAATATGGAAACTGGTAATGTTTGGTGTAAAATCGTAATCACCTGTTTTGGGATTTAGTTTTGCTGGTTGTCCAGGATGAAATAAAATTCCACCTTCAATATATCCAACCTCTGGACTAATTTTTTCAAAGTAACGCCACAAACTTGCCATTTGGTTAGCATAATTTTGTCGTTGTTTTTCTTTACCAGGTTCTGTGTTACCAGTAGCTAAAATAAAGTTTCTAATATCTTCTGGGCTATTCATTTCAGTACTAACACCACTCTTAGTCTGTGTTGTACCACGCTTTAAATAATCCCATGCATTTTTAGGAAATAAACGGAAAACGCCATCCTCATCACGACCCCAGTATACAACTGGACTACCGTCCCACTTTAGTTCAATTGAACCAGATTGTTTGCCCATGCTACGTAAACGTTCAACTGCATGGTGCGCTCCGTTACTGCCGTTAGTAAACGCCAAGTCTTCAATGTGTTGATACTTACGACCTACTTTGGGTGGAGCTGCTTCAAATAGTTCTCTTAATCTCATTTCAACATCCTTAGTGTGCGACTAAACCATTCGTTAGTACCAACTGTGGGAGTTGCAGCTTGCCAACTGCTAGATGCCTTTGCTTTGTCGAAAATTTCATTACGTTTTGCTTCGTCTGGAATAGCATCCATTATACTTTCAACACTGCCTAAACTATCTGCATTTGCGTTTGGTCCAAGTAACGTTTGAGCAATGACATTTAAATCATCACTAATAAACTCTGCCTTCTTACCAGCAGCATCGCGTTTGTAAAGACCTTCGTCCGGACTCCACAAAAATCCGCCACTGCTAGCAAGTGTATTGATCATCATTTGCTTGTTAACACCTTTGTATGGACTGCCTGGTGGGATAGCGTGGTGATGAAATCTACTTACAATTTCTGCTTTGGGAACAATTTTAATGTCCACTTGATAAAAACCTTCACCATAAGGAATGAGTGTATGAACTGTTACACCAGCTTTGTGGGTTTTTAAACCTTTTTCTTTTAAGAAATCATCTAACGCTTGACGTGTTGTTTTTCCATCTTTAGTCTTAAAGAATCTAGCAGCATCATTTAAATCTGCCATAACGTCTAAGTCGCCAGATCTTTTTGGTTTTAGTTCAACACCTTGTGGTAATTCTCCAGTGTTGTATTTGTCTGCGTATGCTTTAACTGGAACAAACTTTTGTTCACGCTCTCTGTAGATACCAATAAGCTCACCACCTAAATAAGCATTTTGCGTAGGCGTAGCACTACTACCAATGACATGAATCTTTAGACCAATTTCACTGACAAACTCTTCAGTGGTTTGAACTAAACCGTCAATCATTTCAACAGTTTGTTCGTAATCAGTACTCTCAGGCCAAATGTTGCCGCCTTCGTTTAAAATCATTTGTAAGCCCCTTCACGCATATTCGTCATCTCAGATTCGTGAATTTTCTTACAAATTTCTTCAACCATTTCTTTATCTAATTCGTCTCTAAGTTCTCTTAATGGAAATTCGTCTTTGTATATGCTATATGCTTTTGTAACAACTGGTTTAAACACTCTGTGCGAAAATGATTGCCCTTGATCAAACTGTTTCTTACATAAGTTTAATATAGGAAAGAATTTTTTACGATAAAAATCATCGTTGTTGTGCATGAAATAGATAATGTCTTCAGCAAGATCGAATGAATATTCGTCATCTGCTGAGCTATGATCATTGGTCTTTTTATGCAGCCCAATTTTATCTAGCCCAAGTTCATCATCTATGCTCTTTGATGTATTATTGAATAGTTCTGTAATTTTCATATATGTCCAAGCTGTAAGACTAATAACGTACTCATATTAATCCGCCGTTCTTATATTTAGCTAATTTAGCTTCTAAGGAGATTGTTCTATTTAAGCTGGAATTGCGTTGATTACGCGGTCTATTCTGCTGATTTCACTGCCTAAAAACATCTTCACCATGGTAAGAGACTTCTCATCTTTAACATAGAAGTAACTGCCTCCCCATGAATAGTCAGCTGACAATTCTTGTATGCATTTCTTAGTTAATCGAACTTTGTCACTAGTATTAGCCCATTTAATAAAGCTGTCGTAACTAGTACGAGTCTTACCCATGGTTATTTTGAATTCAAAATCAATCTTAGGTAAAAATACAGTGTTCTTTTCCAACTTGGGATACAAGAATTCGTCTGGAATACTAACATACTTTGTACGATCAATATCAACAGACGTTAACGATACTACATCGTTAAAATCATTAGTGTAAAAACTTAATAACGGATGTTCAACTCTAATATCAAAGTTTTGAAAACTTGATAGTTTGTGTTCGAGAATTAAGCAAAAATCTAAATCCGCTAAACTTCTTAATTTACTCCATGGGGGAGACAATAAGGGTAGTTTAGTTGGATCAATTGCTTTTAGTTTGTGCCTTGCAAAGTCTAAATCACAACCCCTAAACCAAGCTGAAACTGGACATACCAGTACTGCCTTGTACTGGTATTTGTCCATAAAAAGTTTTTTAGTTTTCTTGACTAGTATTTTCTGGTTGAGTTTCATTTTCTAGCAATAATGGCTTGACTATTTTTACTCTCTTAGTAAGAGTAATTTCACCGTTTAACGAGCCAATAGTCAAATGCCCGCCATTCTTTAGTTCACCAAATAACATCATCTTACTTAGCGGACGTTTAATTAGTTGATCAATAGTTCTCTGCAAAGGACGAGCACCCATTTTTGAATCAAATCCTTTTTCAATTAGTAGTTCAATTGCAGATTTGTCAATCTTAATTTTAATGCCCTTTTCTTTGACCTGTGCGCTTAATTCTGCAATAAACTTGTTAACAACCTTAACCATAATGTCTTTGCCAAGTTTCTTAAAGGTAACAATAGCGTCTAATCGATTACGGAATTCTGGAGCAAAAAACTTCTTTAGATCAGAATCAGTGTAGTCTTTTTCTTGTGCACCAAAACCAATTTGATTTTTTTCACTTGCTTGTGCGCCAGCGTTAGTGGTCAATATAAGAATCAAATTTCGGCAATCAGCTTTCTTACCATTGCTGCCAGTAACAAACCCGTTATCCATTAGCTGTAACAAGATTGTACTTACGTCTGGATGAGATTTTTCAACTTCATCAAACAATAATACACAATTTGGATTCTCTTGAATCTGTGTAATCAGTAAGCCAGCATTTTCTTCAAAGCCAACATATCCTGGGGGACTACCAATTAGTTTAGACACACTGTGTTTTTCTTGATATTCACTCATATCAAAGCGAATAAGTTTAACACCTAACTGTTTAGCAAGTGCTTTTGCAGTTTCAGTTTTACCACAACCAGTTGGACCCATAAACACAAAACTACCAACTGGTTTATTATCAGCTTTAAGTCCTGCACGGGCAACAAGAATTTTATCAACTACTTCTGTAATAGCAGTATCTTGCCCATACACCTCTGCTTGTAACTCTGTTTCCAAAGTAGACAAATTACTGGATTCAGTTTCAGCAATTTGCTCTGCCGGCATTTGAACCATTTGTGCTAGTTCGTATTGGATTTCACGTTCACCGACAACTCGTTCATCTGCAAGTTTTAAGTTAAAGCGAGAACAAGCACAATCAATTAAATCAATTGCTTTGTCAGGCAACTTCTTATCTGCTTGATATTTAACGGACAACTTAATTGCAACATGTAACGCTTCATCAAGAATTTTAACTTTATGATGTCCCTCGTAATACTTCTTAAGACCTTTTAGAATTTGCAATGCTACTTCTGGAGTGGGTTCATCAACTGTAATGCGTTGGAAACGACGCATGAGCGCACGATCTTTTTCAAAATGCTTACGATACTCATCCCAAGTAGTCGAAGCAACTACCTTAATATTACCTTTGCTTAATGCAGGCTTCATCATGTTGGCAAGGTCATTGGCACTATTTCCAGAACTGCCAGCACCGCTAATCATGTGTGCTTCGTCAATAAACAGTACAGTCTTGCCTTTCTTTTCTAATGCTTTGAGAACAAGTTTAAAACGTTCTTCAAAATCTCCACGATATTTAGATCCAGCAAGCATGGCACTGATATCTAAATTAAACACTTGGTAATCTTTTAGAAAATCTGGAACTGCACCATTAACAATGTTAAAAGCAAGGCCTTCAGCAATAGCGGTTTTACCAACTCCTGGATCACCAACTAGCATTACGTTATTTTTACTTCTACGTCCCATTGCTAGAGCAATATTTTCTAATTCTTCAATACGACCTATTACAGGGTCAATTTTATTCTTCTTAACTGAATCGTTAAGATTGGTTGTGAATGCTTTTAACGCTCTTTCGCTTTGATTATCATGCACTTCTTCTTCGCCGCTTTCTACTTCGTTGTTAATGTAATCGGCAAATTTATCTTTGTCAATTTCTGCTTGTTGAATATAATATAATGCCCATGATCGTTTTTCACCCATCATTGCTAGGAAAACGTCTGATGGTTCAATTTGTTGACGACCATTAAACAACACTTGTGTAAACGCACGATTTAACACACGTTCAACTGCTTGTGTCTTTTTAGGTTTACCAACGGTATTGGTCACAATATCGTTGAGTTTAGTTTTTAGGTAGTGTTCAAGATTTTTTTTGATATACTCAGGATCAGCACCGTACCCTTGAACACATTTGAAGAAACTTTCTTCGCACAGCATGGAAAAAAGCAAATGCTCAACAGTCAAGTACTCGTGTTGTAGTTTTTTGGCTACATCAATGGCCTTTTCAAAAACTAACTTTAAATTCTCACTTGGTTCTACCATTCTCGTTCCTTTGTTATTATATCAGATAAACAATACCTTCAAGCTCTATTATATACGAAACTTGTAACTTGTCAAGTTATTTTTTAGAAGTTATTGAGGTAAATTATTAATTTCTTTTTGAATGGCTTCTAGTTTGGCTCTTATTGTACTATCAGTAATTGATGGAACTTTGACATTAACAATAATGATAAAATTACCAGTTTGTCTATGCCTTGAGTTTTGAAACCCCATTCCAGAACACGAATATTCGTCACCGTGTTGAACACCTGGACGAATCTTGACCTGTAAAGTTTTATCATCAATTGTACGGATCATTTTTTCAACGCCTAGCATAGCGTCAAATGTGGATAATTCAATTTGTGTACAAATGTCATCCCCACGTCTAAAATATTGTGGATCAGGATCTACAAATATAGTAACGTTCAAGTTGCCTCTTGGGGCGCCTGGAATACTATCGTCGCCTAATCCATTATAGCGTATGGTTTGTCCAGTTTCAATGCCAGGTGGGATATTAATTACAACACTTTGTTGTTTACCAGTCATCATTTGATATAGTGCTTCTAGTTCTTTACCTAAGAAGCTGTCTTTTAATGATATGTTGAGACGAATGCCCAAATCTCTGTTGCGTCTAGATTGTTGGTGAAAACCGGCAAATCCTGGACCGAACCTAAATCCAAACATTTCATTAATGTCGTGGAAGCCTCCAGCACTGCCAAAGGGATTCCATTCTTGTTGTGAACCGCCAGCATCGTACTCAGCTCGTTTTTGCTCATCGCTTAACGTGCGGTACGCTTCTTCAATTTCTTTGAATTTCTTTTCGTCACCACCTCGATCTGGGTGATGCTTCATAGCCAAGGCACGATATGCTTTTTTGATATCTGCCTGGCTGCAATTAGATTGTAATCCGAGAGTTTCGTAGTAGGTCATCATATAATTATACAACATGTTGACCTACTAGTCAACATTCTGATTATCAATCCCTTAGCGGCATATCCCCGTCATCCATTGGTTTGCTGGATGCTGGTTTTTTAACAGCCATTGGGGTTACTGGTGTTGGAGACGTTGCCGCTCCAAATCCTGTACTACCACCAAAGCTACTTGGAGTTGAGCTTGTTGCTGGAGAACTAAATCCTCCTGGTGCTGCACCAAATCCTGATTGTGGTTGGCTAGGTATTGAAGGTCCGCTTGCAAAACCTGTTCCTGGTGTTTGTATTCCGCCATTGTTTGCTCCTCCTAGTTTTTCCTGTGTGCGACCAAATGCCGCAATACCCAAAACTGCACCCATAGCAATGTGAAACAATCCAGCACCTTGTAGTGTTAGTGGATTCCATTGTGTGAGACCTGTACCTACAGTAGTCTGTAGTAGACTCCATAGGATCGGGAATATAACCATGTCCATTGTACAGACCAGCATATACATCCAACCCATCATTGGACGCCACTTGCTGTTCATCCAATCTTCTTTCTTTTGTTCGCTCACGCTCTTTACTTCTTCGCTCATTTTCTGCTCCTAATAGTGTATTACTTCTTAGCAATCATTGTTTGAATCTTTTCCTGAATTGCTTTAGCCCAAAATGGCTGTGGAAAATTCCAACCTACAAATGCTCCAACTGCTACCCAAAATAATATGTCTAACATACGCCGCTCCTTTTAAATTTTAAAAAAATAAAAACAAACCGTTGGCTGATAAAAATATACCAAATCCTGCTACTAAAAAACTGCTCCAGAACATGGCCATGCTAACTGCTAAAATACTTGCTGATAAAACAACAATAGCCAATTGATATGCTGTACTTGCATACCCAATCCATGGACTAGCTTTTTTAGCAACTTCACGCTCTGCTTCCATCTTACGTGCATTAACAGCAATTTCTTTCTTGTCAGATTCCATACGTTCTGCTTCTGATTTGAATTCTGCTTTTAGTTTTGGATCATTAGTTGTCTTGCTAGCAATTTCAAAACTAACTAGACGATTGTTCTTTGCTTGATATTGTGCCCAAGCATTGTTAGCACCCAATGTATTGTTTAACACTGTGCTGGACAGCTTGCCACCGTACCATGCGTTGACTGCTAACAACAACGCAAAGACAGAAATAACCATACCTGCTCGGTCTTTGATCTTTGCTTCACGTTCTGATCTTGATCCTACTGGAGGCTTAGGTGCATCTGGATCTTTTGGGGTTTTTGTTATTAACTTTAATACTGAATCAACAACTGACATCGTTCGCTCCTATTTGTAATATACCATTATTTAACTATTTTTTTGGTTTTGGCGTAGCCGCTTGTCCTGGGCGTGTAGCAGGCGCTGCCGCTACAATTTGTTTTTTCATCTGCTGCGATGCTGCAACACGTTCTTTACTTTTTAATCCTGCAGGATTGACTACTTTAGTTGTTTGTTTGGTTGTTTTACCAAGCCCTACTTTAGATTTAAAATATGCAATTGAGGCTGCTGCTGCTTCTTTGGGATTACTAGAAAGTAATTCTGGATTAGCTACATAAATACCTGCTTTGTCTGGATGTGCTAAAGCACCAGCTTGTGCATATAACTCTCTACCAGTTAAATGTATAAATCCCCGTCCTCGGAATCTCCAGCCATCGCCACTAGCTTCATCTCCGTTACCATTTTTTCCACTCAACGCCCTGTTAGCTAAAGCTACGGGATTATTGACGTATGGTTTTGCTTCTTCTGGGTTTTTAAATTTACTTGTAAAAACTTTATAAATTCTAATAGGATCTGTATACATAAAGTTTTCAGCTGCCAATGTAAAGTTAGCTGTTTCTACTTTGCATTGTCCTAAGAAATTTGATAAATCATTAGCAGAAGCAATGCCTCGAGCTTTTGCCATCTTAGTCAACAAATCTATATGCTCGCCAGGATTAAAATGTGGTGGTTCTTTTGGAGCTGTGGTATTTAATTTAGGTGCTGGAGTTGTTACGGGTGCTACTGGCGGGTTAGATGGCCCAAGTTTAGGAGCAACTGGTGTAGATGGGATAGCGGATTTAGCCGGTTGAGCTTTCTTTGCGGCTTTAGCTGGTTGAGTTATTGGAGTTTCTTTATAATTTGGGTCTACTACAATACCAGACCCGACTACATTCGGATCGTACTTAGCCTCCGATAATAGTTCTCTTAATCTCATTTGACACTTTCAAAAATCTTCTTTTGTTCAACATACCACTCTTGCCACGCTTTAAGTTTTTCTCTTACTTCGTTGCAGGTGCCGTAGTTTTGGACGACGGTGTCGAGGAGATCAGAGGCTTTAACTCCGGAACTGGTTCCATCAGTTGACTCGGCACGTCCGGCCACTTCATTACGACTGGCGCTGTCGTGCAAGCTGACAGTAGACTTAGGCAGAGTACACTGAGAATCAAGTTGCTTGCCCGCGACTTCTTTAATGATTTCTCTGTTAACATATACATTTTCCTTAATGACTTTAACTTTAGTTACAACTTTTTCTTGAATTACAACGTTTACTTGTTGACTTTTTTCTTCTGCTATTTTTACTTTTGC